TAGCGATCCCATCACCAGAGAGAAGCGTTACAGCGTAATCGTAATCGGTTAGCAGAGACTCCCACATTTGCAGCATCTCAATTGGTGCTGCCGTACCCTTACCGGGTTCAGCGAACTCAACGGAAACGTCAGAACTGGAAGTGCTGCGGACCACATTCCCGCTTTCCATCGAGTTAGCGGAAACAGTCAGCTTTGCAGTTAAAGCTTCCAGCAGTGTCAAAGCGGCTTTGCTCGCGTAGGTCGTACGCAAGTAACTCCGCTTAGTTGCTACTGTGTATGTGAACACTTGCGCGGACTATCAACAGACCGCCAAGTTTGTCAACCACTAGAATTTTCCGAGGTGCTGGAAGTTAGGTCTCCCCACAACATAACCATAGCAAGTTGCATGATTTCACAGTCGTGCAAATGGTCTGGCCAACGAGTGTTTCGCTTGAACCATAAGTGCTTGATCCTACCGGAGCGGTTGGCTGTTGGCTTAAGAAGATGGCTGTCTAGATGCTTCCAATAGGTATCAGAATCGCTCGCAAAGGCTCCCTCAGCGTCAAGCGGAGCGGGGAGGCTACAAACACTCCATTGATGCGTCTCGGTCCCCTTACGGAGCCGCTGGAGTACCTCACGCATATGCTCGGTATCAAAAACCAACAACGGTTGCACAGCGTCAGTACGCATCGAGGTTGAGGTTGTAATTCCAAAGGGATGGATTGAGCCGGTCTTGCTGGTAAATCTGGCTCCGGTCTCGCGTCCTTTCATCGGTAGCCAGCCAATTAACATTGGCTTTCTAAGACCTCCCTCTGGTGGATACCGCAGACCGCAGGGATAGTTTATCGGGCTTCCACTGCTTTGCGAAAACTCCGCGCAAGCATCGTACACCGCTTGAGTGTTGTAACCGGAATCAACGCCAACATCCATATCGTGGACGTTGTATTGTAACTGTATCCTGCGGAGTGCGGCAAAATCGTCAGCGTGACCGGCTCCAACAAGTCGAGAGTTGCCTTTGCTCCACTCGCGGCAGACCCACCACAAGAACGGAGCCGCAGCTTGTACGTCAGCGGTCAGATATCGTCTGGCTTCAGGGATTCCAGCATCCGAGACAATCTCGACTCGGTCCTGTTGGGTCTCCTGATTTTCCCACGGTTCCGCTAACATACCGTTGATAAATCCCTGCAATCCCATCATCGAGGATTTTGCTTCAAGGAACGCGACAGCCAGATTTCCCCAAGTACACTTTCGGTCTGGGGAGTAGAGAGACGACAGATGATAAGACCTTACGCTCGGGAGACTGGCTTTGTTTTCCGAAATCCATTTGCCGTGACGTAACCCTGCGACTTTCTGGCTGTCAGATATCTTTCCCTGACAGAGTTGGCAGACGTAATGAGCGGTGGTACGGATGCGCTGCCAGTCAGGTCTGCCGTCTTCTAACTTCTCGTTTTCCCAAGTTACTTGTCGCCACTCCAGCTTGATATGCTCTCGGCAGTATGGGCAAGGGATGTAATACCTCCGCTGGTCCCCTCGTAGATATCGCTGCCAGATTCTCCCCTCGGAGGTTGTTGGAGTTGAGGTGAAGAACGCTTTAGAGCTACTGAACGCTTTAAGTCGCTGCTCGGCAAGATCAAGAGCGTCCGCTTCCTTTGCGGTCGCGTCAGCGAATTTGTCCACCTCATCAGCGACCAAGATTCTGACTGGACGGGACGCTAGATTTGCCGGTGAGTTGCTCCCCACAAACGTCAGGGTACAGCGGTCGAATTGCTGCTCAAGATTGGTGATCTGGTCTTTATCCGTAGGGAACCGCGCGACCATAGCAGGAGAGTCTTCCAGCATTGGTAGCCAGCGAGACTTGGAGAAAGACCGCGCTAAGTTCTCACTCGGCATAAGCCACAACGCAGGAGACGGCTCTACGTCAATGGACCAAGCGAGACCAGCCATTAGCGTCGTCGTTTTGCTGGTCTGAGATCCCCAACACAGAGTAACCTCGGAGACCGCTGGATCTTTCCAAGATTCCAACGGTTCTCGGCAATATGGTCTGACCGCTGTACTAAAAGGTCCGGGATGCTCCGTTTGCCGCTGGCTTAGAGTCAGATTGCTCTCGGCCCACTCGACAACAGACTGCCGTGGAGTCGGTCGCCAGAGTTGTCGGCGGAACTCTAGGATTTCTAGCTCTAGGTCTGTCATCAGAATAGTTGGTTCATCTTATATTGCATAGCGGTCGCCATATTAATTAACGCCATGCGATCTTTTATTCCGTTAACAAGACGATCCTCAACTTTATGGTTTGCCGCCCAAGACGCATTGCGGTTGAAGATCTCAACCATCATAACAATGTTGTCATCCAGCAGATGCAGCACTCCGTAGAATGGGAGTTTTGTACGTCTGGTAACTTCAAGAGCCGCTTGGATCTTAGACCAAGAGATCATCCATTCATTCCCAAATGTGGTCTGGAGCTTGTGGAGACCATAACTGCGAGTTTTGACCTCATAGATTCCGGTGATGATCCCTTTAAACGGATCAAATATGAAGCCATCAATGCGGGAAGGCTCTTGGTCTGATATCGACAAGAACTCCAAACCAGTCTGGCGCTCGATAGCTTTGATCGCGATTCGGTTCTGGCGAAGTGATTCGATACCGGCTGGCTTTTGGCAGTTTAAGATTTCCATTAAACCTTTTCTAGAACCGCCTTTTTGCCGGTGAAGTCTTCCCAACGCTTGACGATTACGTCGCAGTATTTGGGATCTATTTCCATCAGTCGGGCTTTGCGACCTGTTTTTTCGCAAGCAATTAAAGTGCTTCCCGATCCACCAAACAGATCTAAAATTATCTGTCCCAATTTGCTGCTGTTGTTGATTGCTCTTTCCGGTAATTCAACTGGCTTTTGGGTTGGATGAAAATCGTTTTTCGATTCCTTCTTTAATTCCCAAACGGTTTTTTCATCAGTTGGACCAAACCATTGCGGTGTCGATCCGTCTTTGTATGCGTAGATGCACGGTTCACAATTTGGTATGTATTGAGACATAAATGCTCCAAGTCCTGATCTGACTTTATACCATTGAATTATCGCTCTTAGCTTTAAAGGCAGATCCGCAAAAGCGGCAAATGTTTCAACGCTTTTATTTGTAGAATACCAAACATAAAACGCTGAATGATCGTGAGTAACAATGTAGGCAACTGATAACGATCCATTGAAAAGAGCAGTAAGATTTTCTCCTTCTAATGAATCGTTTTTAATTTGAGATCTTTTTTTTGCATTGTGTCCACCTTCATAGGCAACCCCATACGGCGGATCGGTGAACAGCATATCAGCCTTAGATCCAGCCATCATCTTCTGAACCGCATCAATGCTTGTAGAGTCTCCGCACATCAGCCGGTGGTTCCCTAGAATCCAAATGTCTCCGAGCTTAGTTATTGGCTCAACTGGAGGTTCTGGGATTTCATCTGGATCGGTTTGCCCCTCGATGATTTCTGAGTTCAAGAGAGCGTTAAGCTCGTCATCTGAGAATCCGGTCAGATCAGTGTTGAATCCTTCCTCTTGCAGAGTAAGCAATTCGGCTTTGAGCATCTCATCGTCCCATCCAGCGTTAAGAGCCAGCTTGTTATCAGCAATTACATAAGCCCTAATCTGTGATGGGCTTAAGTGCTTGAGACGCAGACATGGGACTTCCGCTAGTCCAACTTTCTTTGCAGCCATCACTCGACCGTGACCGGCAATGATGGTTCCGTTGGAATCGATAAGAACTGGATTGGTAAATCCAAACTCACGAATTGAGGCTGCGATTTGAGTTACTTGCTCGTCGGAGTGTGTTCTGGAGTTGCGAGCGTACGGTATCAGATCGGATACTGGCAGTGATTCAATTTGGTTCATTTCCAAGGATCGGTTAGGTGCAGAGTTTTGAGACACACTTCTTGGACCCAACGCTCTAGCTCGCGCTCGGCGTGTTCTGGGTCGTGGGGAGCAATGCGGCCAGCAAGTTGCTTAGGCATTGATTTTAACAGTTGAGCGACCGCTCCATCGTGATCTTGCATCACCTTCTTGACCCAAGATCCAGAGACCATCGTTCGCTCCTTCTCGGCTAACGCGATTACATCTTGCCGAGCGTTGATCAGGTTCTTTGCGGCAGATGCGTGAACCGTAACCATACGCCCAGCATCCATCGTCTTGTTGCGTAAGGCTTGGACCGCCAAACCATACGACGCTCGCTCAATCTGCTTCTGCCGCTCGTAAGCTCCCGCTGGAGTGTCCAGAGTTACGAGTGATGCATTGACCGCAGTTGCGGCTTCAGGAGGTCTGTACGGCCCTTCAGTGATCGATTGCGCGGCTTCATTGAAGACAGATTCCTGCTGATTGATTGCGGCCATCCGCTCAAGCGTCGATGGTCTACCTCCAATCCCTTTGCGCGATCCTCTCCAAGCGTCTGCTTCCTCGGGGGAGGTTAACGGCATCCCTGCTGCGGTGAGTTGCGAGACCCTGCCTTTGGTTAAACCGCTGTGCTTAACGTACTCGGTTTGAGTCATCGCAATTGGATCGGGAGGTTCTCGGGCTTCATCTTGACCAGTTCCTCAAGACCTCGGGTAACGGTTTTGTAAACCGATTTCTTAGGATCGGGACAATAGAACACCGCGACTTGGTCGATGGTGAACGATCCGCTTTTGATGCGGTCCAAATGCCACTTGAGCGTTGAGTGTCCAATGTTAAGGAGTAGGTAGTCGGTAGCTAGTGACATAAGTTTGTACTACAATAGCAAGTTCGCTCGCACAAGATGATCGGTCCCGCGCGATCACCTGCGTATTAGACATACTTGGGAGCCTCCTAACATTATTGCATTAGGTAGGCAAAGCGTCATGCTTAGTAGCATAAAACAATCTGTTATACTATATTGTATCACTGCTTTGATTTGGTTTTGCTCTTAGCGTTAGTGATATGTT